CTTGACCTGTTCTATATTGACAATTTATATTAGATTCAATCGAAGGTTTTTTCTGCATTACGCGTTCTGCATCACGCTTACAATGCGATAATTTATATTTACCTTTATGTGCTAATATGTGAGCATGCATACCTTTTCCTAATTCCTCCTCATTCTCTCCTCGTTGTTCAATAACAAATAAATATTTTGTGTAATAACTCAACTTCGTTATATCATACAATTTCTTAATAAAATTATCTAAATTAGTATTCTCTACGGGGGCAATTGTAATAAATACATACTCACCGTTCTTCGCTTCTTTTTCTTTTTCCAAACTTTTTAACTCTGTTAATGTTTTAGTGATTTCACCACTATTTGCATCTTCAATAATCTGTGAAAAATAATTATCATATCTACGCGCTAAAACTCTTTTCAAGGACTCCGCACGCATTTTCTTTTCTAATTTATCACGAAACATACTTAAAAACATTGGTTTAAATGCTTCTTCTTGCTCATTATACGCCTGACGGTCAGATTCCGATAATTCAAGCAGAGCAAGTTCATTAAGTATCTCATTAATTTCATTCATTGTATTCTATATAAAAATAAGAAAAAAATTTTTTCCCCGAATTTCCCTTTTCAAGGTATTACGGAAGATGTATATTAAAAATAATATAATCAACAGCATTCATGATAACCTCTACCAAGTTAAAAGAGGTTATCATGTTTATAATGTCCCCTGTTGAAATATAATTTTTAGGGATCTTTAAAATAAAATTTAGCATTATATGCAAATGTGCCTACTACATCAGTTTGTAATGTGCCATAACTATCATAAGCAGTTACGCAAAATCCAATATCAAAATCTCTGGGTGTGCCAGAATCATCAGCAATATATCTAATTTTTTTGTTATATAATGGAATATAAAATTTCAAATAACGATGTGCTTCTTTTCGGGTAAATGATCCAGCAACATTTGTAGTTGGAGGAGTAGCACTAAAACCAACTTGTAAATTAAATTGTTTAACTTTAATTATTTTAACTTTTTCTGTGTCTATATCACGTATCATAATATTAGATGAACCTTGACTTTTAAATATAGTTGTAGGTGGTGTGCTCTGAGAATAATATTTAAATATAATAATCTTATACATAACATTAGGTCGATCATCGACATTAGCAAACCACATTTTTATTTGTAGTCCACGTGCAACGACTTCATCACCAATACGCATATTATAGGATGAGGTGCCGGTGTTATTATCTCCTTGACCCTGACGGGTATATAATAAATTTGTTGTTAACGTTTGTAAATTATGATAAATATCAGTATCTTCTACAATTTGATGAGTATTTTTAGTCTCTGTTTTCGCTAATGAAACTTTCTTTATAAGACTTACTAACCCGCCCAGTTTGCGTGGAATTCTCTTCTTATAAAGTTTTTTCACTTTACGACCCATTGACTTTCTTTTATAATACTTACCTAATAATTTTGCCATATCCTTATATCTATTTTTTATAGAGATATTTATTTTGGGGAAATTTCCCCTTTCCCCGATAATTTAAAACGGGGTAGAAGAAACACAAAAAAAATCGTTCTATTTCGTTAAAGCAATACTCTATAAAATCGCATTTTTTTTTTCACCATAAAGGCGAGAAAAAAAACAATGTATTTTATAGTGCATCACATAAACTACATTGATAGACGATGTTTGATTTTACCTTTTTTGTTTTTTCTACGTCTTTAAATAATATGAAAAAAATTTTTAGGCATGCTACCGCGCCGCATCCTTTTTTAATCAAATAAGCAACCATAATAAGGTTTTAAATCTTTTTTTTCACGAAATATAACGTCATGCTGTTGTTTTAACCACTTAGCGGGATCATCTTTTTTACCGACCATATAAGTTTGTGTATTTTTAATACCTTGACCTGTTCTATATTGACAATTTATATTAGATTCAATCGAAGGTTTTTTCTGCATTACGCGTTCTGCATCACGCTTACAATGCGATAATTTATATTTACCTTTATGTGCTAATATGTG